ACTCATCAGCAAGGTAAACCTCATGCAGCTCCCAAAAACCCGGTAAGACACCGCCATCTTCTCGGACGTGTATCATATTCAATAACTCATAATGCCGGTTGAACTCCTCCTCACCGTGGAGATACAACTCACGATTAGCATTAGAAATAACCTGTCGATAAACTGCTCGGTCATATAGTCCATCCTTACCCTTAAGTGGGTAAAGCAGGGCTTTAACGATCGAACGAATTTCTAAAGGCATATAATACAACTCGAGACCCCGAACCTCACGCCTAACAATCTCTCGCTTCAACATGGAGAACTTAGGTAAGGAGCGAGGAGCGAGCGTCTTGTCCCAATTGTCAGTCATCTCATAGCCACAATCGGACATCACTGAAGCGACAAACTCACCATCCGGCTGCGATGGGAGGGCAAGCCTAACATTATCATCGCCATACACCCTAACACGTCCTTCCAGAAAATTGGCAAGGACACCAGGCACGGTATCAGTAAAGTCGCACCTACTGACACACCAACGCCAACTCACTATCACATGAAGGACCAAAGCGCACAAAGATTGGAAAACCTCGGTGCCAATGAACCCAGAAGCCCAAAGATCAATAATAGCCTGCCATGCATCGCCCCTATAGAGCATAATACATACAAGCAACAGGTAGTAGATCTCTTTAACACACCGCTTCTCCTCAGGGGTGTAATCCATACGGTCTGCCATGCGATTAAACATACAAATAACAAGCGCTGCGATCCTAGTACGCATACTCAGGTCGAAACCGCGGAAGTCACCACTAAGGTACAACTGATCCACACTATACTTGACAGACTCCGCAATTGCACGAGCCTGGGTGGGCTTGGTGGCTGCAATACCCACTACAAGCCCAAATAGGCCACGGTTCAAGGTAAAGTTCAAAAGGATAGGTAGTAGTAAGCGCCTTGCGCACACCTGAAACACTAGGCCACACACATTCATGATTATGCGCGTGCGCCCCTCCTTAACCTTTTCGACGGGGAGCAACTCAGCTACCTTATTAAAAGGGGTAATCACTATTGGATTATGCTGGCCAGCCATCATCCTGGACCACATACGATCACATGAAAGTAGCAAGCCTACACCAAACGTATAACGCTCGCCATCCCAGATCATGATGTCCTTCTTAGGCCCCTGTGGGAAGCCAGCTGAAGTTGTAGGCTCCATACGCGACAAACCCTCACCACCTTCAACAGCTTGCAAAACAGACAAAGGCCTAGTATAATGTAGTTTCGCAGAATCGACCAACTTGGCCAACACCCCAGAAACCACACTCAGGTCTGCAGTCTCCAAGAGTGGTGCGGAACGACGCTGCATATCCTGATGACGATGCACCCAATGCTCAAAAGGCGAAACCTTATGATCTGAACCGACAACGACACCAGCAGCACCCGTAGCCTCAGCAATATCATCTGCTAACACTCCAAAAGAAACCTCGAGCAAATCAACATCGGGCCCGCGAGTACGCACATTCTTAGGGCGCTGAGTGTCAACTGAGTTAACAGAAAACATATAATCATACGCATCCCGCACCCACTGAAACTCAAACATAGACTTCTTATGGCGACCAACCACCGATAGGCCCCGTGCCTTCAAAAATGGTTCGGCAGCATCAACAATTGGAGCATTCAAACAGCCACCAACAGGTATACGTTCAGGGTCATCCAATAACCGAAACACAGACTCACCACGACAGGCGGCAACGAGGTAGCCATAAAC